ATAGCCTTAGAGCTTGGGCTCTTGCTGCATCAGAGAATGGCGAAGATGGTGGCTTGATGATGCTTAGTGTCTATGATGATTTAGATGCTTTATCTAGAGATCCTATTCTCAGGTTTGGTGGTAATGCTATGTCAGCACTTGACGGATTCTCCAAATCAGTACTTGCTAGTACAGAAGCTAAGTATCGTGCATTTAATACGTTAGCTCAATCAGGTGAAGAAATAACTGAAGCAAGCTTTAAAAAAGCCACTGATGAAATCTACAATACATTCATTGATTCCAATGGGATGATAAAAAATGATGCTGTAGATCATGCGACTTCTGAGATAGCACTGAATGCTAGTTCACCTATTACTGAAGGGATGAATTGGTTTATAAAAACCTTCCCAGCTGCTAGATCATTTATATGGTTCCCTAAAACTACTGCAAACGTTATAGATACGTTTGGTAAATGGAGTCCTGCAGGTATACTGTCTGCTGACTATCAGAAAATGTGGGGACCATTAGGAATGAAAAAGGCTACAGATTTCACTATGGATGAGATAACTGAAATCTTAACAAGTAAAGGTAAGCCAATAAATGAATTTGCAATGGATACATTTGAAACATTACGATATGAAGTTAAAGGTAAAGCTGCTATAGGAAGCTTAATGGTTACTATGGCTGGTATGTCTATGGCTAACGATAGGTGTACAGGCACTGGACATTATAATAAAGCTGTACAAAAACAACGTATTAGAAGTGGATGGAAACCTAAATCTTGTAAAGTACCTGGTACAGATAAACAAATTAGTTATGAATGGATGGGACCAATAGGTGACTGGTTATCATTAACAGTTGATGTTGTTGATAATTTTGATAGTTTGACTTCTGCTGTACAAGAAGATTTATATAATAAATTAACTTTTGTACTTGGCTCAGCTCTTACTAATAGATCAGTTCTAGCTCAATTAGAACCTATGTTTGACGTTCTACAAGGTAACGGTGCTGCAGCTTCTAGATGGGCGACCTCATTTGGTAATAATTTCGCACCTTTAGGTAGTTTGAGGAATGAATTTGGTAAAGTATTATACCCACAATTACGTCAAATACGTTCTGAACTTGATGATCATTTAAGAAATAGAAATGCTTGGTTAGATGCTGTAGATCCTGAACGTGCTTTACCTGCTATAGTTGATCCTATCGATGGTGATGAGATTAACAAAGAACAAAATTGGTTCCTTAGAGTTTGGAATAGAGGACCAATTAAAGTAACTTCTACACCATCTCCAGAAAGACAATTCTTGATTGATATTGAATTCAATAGTTCACCTATGATGAGATTAAGTCAAAGAGGTGCTCTTTTAGAAAACCATGAGATAACTGCTATTAATACTAAAATGGGTGAACAAGGTTTTTATAAAAAGCAGATTCATAGAATAATGGCAGATGCAAATAAACTTACTTACACTAGTCCTGATGGTAAAGTGTATAAAGGATTCTCTGATATTATACAAGCTCAACGTAGAGGTATGATTTCTTCTGAAATTTTAGATCATACTAAATTTGCTAACATATTTAATGAGCTTACAAGGGTTTATTCAGCAGCTAAACGTTTTGCAGAAGACGATCTACCTGATCCAATCAAATCTGCTATTAGAGCAAGAGAGTATGCTTTACATAAGACAAACTATAATACAAAAACTGGTAATATCGATCAAGTACTTCAAGACTCCGGTCTACAGGAAACACTTAACATGGCTAAATAATGGCATACATAACGGAAGTTAGTCACACTCAAACGACAACAGGTAACAGGGACTTCTCTGTTACCTTCCCTTTTATGCAGACTGCTGATCTAAGGGTACAATTAGGAGGCGTTACAAAATCTCTAAACACTGACTATACAATCGTTCCATCAGGGTCTAACACCGTTGTTAATTTCAACACAGCCCCTGCTGATAACACAACAATTCGTATCTTTAGAGATACAGATATAGATGCAATTAAATCCACCTATGCAGCTGGTAGTTCAATTAGAGCTACAGATCTCAATGAGAACAATACTCAATTACTATACGCTGCACAAGAATTCGGTACATTAAAAGAGGATAACTCTGTAGCTTTCTCTTTAGGAGATAAAGGAGATATACAAGTTAATAGCTCATCTGATTGGGTCATTCAAAACAATGCTATTGAACAAGCTAACTTAGCTGACAATAGTGTTGGAAATAATGAGTTAATTGATGGCAGTATTACTGGTGGTAAGCTTGCTACCTTAGCTATCTCTACGGCACAAATTGCAGCTACTGCAGTTAATGAATCTAAGATAGCAACTGATGCTGTAACAAATGCTAAGGTTGCTGATAATGCTATTGATACAGCACAGATAGCAAGTGGTGCTGTAGAACCCACTAAGATAGAACAGACAACTCAAGCAGGCTATGGATTTAACCCTCCTGGTGCTGTGATATGGTATGCTGGTACTTCAGCTCCTACAGGCTATTTAAAGTGTAATGGAGATACTATACCAAATGGTAGTGGTACTGTACAAGGAGTTAGTACTGATTACTCTGGTTTATATGCTATTATAGGTGCAGCTTTACCTGATCTACGTGGTGAATTTGTAAGAGGCTGGGATGATGGAAGGAACATTGATGGATCTAGAGTTATACGTTCTACACAAAGTCAATTAACTGAAAGTCATACTCACACAGGTGCAACAGGTACTGATGGTGCCCACATTCACTCAGGTGGTACAACCAATAGTCAAGGTAATCATAGTCACACTTCAAACTTCTATATAGGACAAGATGATGATGATGGTGGAAGCAACAGCCCTGCTGCTAGTGGACCAAGTGCAACAGATAGTTCTACCAGACCAACCACTGATACACAAGGTAACCATAGTCATACTGTAACTGTAACAACCGACGATAGCGCACATACTCATAACGTTTCTATCACTGCAACTGGTGGTGTGGAAACAAGGCCAAGAAACGTGGCTCTTTTAGCCTGTATTAAATATTAAATCATGGCAGTAACAACTGAACACTATTATACGGGTAACAACTCCACCACAAGTTATGCGTACCAATTTCCATATTATAAGACGTCAGATATCAAGGTTACTTGGGATGGCGCACTAAAAACTGAAGGAACACATTATGACGTTACTGGTACAAATATAGTTTTTAAAACTTCACCTACAAACTATACTCCAGCTAATAACGTTGTCATAAGAATTTATAGAGATACTGATGTAGACACATCCAAAGCAACATTTGCTGCAGGATCATCTATCAGAGCAACGGATTTAAATAATAACGAATTACAATTACTTTATTCTGCACAAGAAGAACAAACTCAATTAATAGTAACAGGAAATATTAAAGATGGAGCTGTTACATCAGATAAGATTAAAGATGGTGCTGTAACTTCTGATCAAATTGGTGCAGGTGCTTTAACCTATGCTAAGATACAGAATGTAACAGCTACTGATAGAGTATTAGGTAGAGATTCATCTGGTGCTGGTGTTATAGAAGAGATTACACCTGCAGCTCTACGTACAATGATTAATGTAGAAGATGGTTCTACAGGTGATCAAACTAATGCTGAGATTAGAACAGCTGTAGAAGCTGCCTCTGATTCCAATGTATTCACTGATGCTGATCATACAAAATTAAATGCTATAGCTGCTGGTGCTGAAGCTAATGTACAACCTGATTGGAATGCTTCATCAGGTGATGCACAGATATTAAATAAACCTACTATACCAGCAGCACAAGTTCAATCAGACTGGAATGCAACTTCTGGACTAGGTGTAGTATTAAATAAACCTACAATTCCAGAACTTATAGATGAAGATAACTTTGGTACTAATTCAGATACTAAAGCTCCTTCACAACAATCAACCAAAGCTTATATTGCAGCAACTTCTCAACCGCTTGACACAGATCTCACAACTCTTGCTGGCATGCCTAGTGCTACCGCTAGTATTCTTGCCAGTTCTACCGCACTTTCTTCGACTACTGCCGAGCTTAATCTCCTTGATGGTAAAAGCGTTGTCACATCGGTTAGCGGAAGTTCTACTGACGTTCAGTTACCGACTGCAAAAGCCGTTAACGATGCGTTAGCATCACTACAAGTTGCTGATGGTAACTTTGTCCCAATTGCAGATATAAATGCTTTCCCTGAAAGTAACCCTGATCCTGGTAATAACGCTGGTACTATCGTATCTATAGCCGATGCTGGTGGATTAATCGTTAATTCAAGTGGTGTAGCAACAAATGCTGATAGTATTACATCAGATGCAACAATAACTATTAATGGTATTGATACATCACTTCGTAGTACTACCATAGCAGCTGGCAAAGGTATGCTAGTCCAGACAACTTCTACAACACATACCTATGATTACCATAGACTTATAGTAGATGAAGCTGGAGTAGCAACTGCCCAAACACTTGTTAATGACTTTAATAGTCGATATCAAGTGGCATCTAGCGCACCTTCTACACAAGTAGATGGTACTGCTTTACAAGATGGTGATTTGTGGTTTGATACTACAGCTAATGAGATGAAGGTATATGATTTAGGAAATACTACATACTCAGTTGTGAGTTCAGTAGGTAATTTCTACATCAGTACACTTTCTAGTTATTCAGGTACAGGTGGTAATGTTTCAGGTAATTTCGATAATAATGCTTATAGATTCGTATTAAGTAATGTCCCAACTAATGCACAACAACTTATTGTTAGCATCAATGGAGTCATTCAGAAGCCTAATAGTGGAACAGGTCAACCCTCAGAAGGATTTGCTGTTAATGGCAGCTCTATTCTGTTTAGTGCCGCTCCTGCTACTGGTAGCAATTACTTCATCATCCACATCGGAGCCTCAGTAAATGTAGGTACTCCAAGTAATAATACCGTTACTTCAGCTATTCTTCAGAATGGTTCAGTTACAACTGAAAAGTTAGCAGATCAAGCTGTTGAACTTACTAAGATAGTACACGGTACTAGTGGTAATAATGGTAAATTCTTACGAGCTAATAATGGTGCTGATCCCACATGGGAAGTAGTTGACACAACTATAGCTGACGATTCAATTACTGAAGCTAAATTAGATATACATGCAGATCCGTCAGGAACAGATAAGTATTTAGGATATACTTCTAATGGAATGGAGTGGACTACTGTAGCACAGTACACCACACCTTTAACAACTAGAGGTGATATACTCTTTAGAGATGCATCTGGAGATCAGAGACTCGCTAAAGGTACATCTGGTCAATATCTTAAGATAGGAGCTAATGATCCTGAATGGGCTGACGTTGAGCAAGCTGTAGCTGATGGCTGTATATATCTAAATAATCAGACAATTAGTAGCAATTATACTATGCCTAGTGGTAAAAACGGTATGTCGGCTGGACCTATCACTATTTCAGGCTCTGTAACTATACCCAACGGCGGAAGTTGGTCAATCGTTTAAATTATGGCAATTACAATTAATGGCGGTACAAACGCTATAACAGGCTTAGCCGCTGGTGGACTACCTGATGGCTCAGTCGATGCAGATACACTTGCTGCAAATGCAGTAACAGATACAAAAATTGCTGCAAATGCAGTAACAGATGCAAAAATTGCTGCAAATGCAGTGACTACTGTAAAAATAGCAGCAGATGCTGTAGATGGAACAAAAATACCTGATGATGCTATAGCTGCAGAACACGTAGCAGATGATGCTGTAGGTGTTGCTCAATTATCAACAACAGGAACAGCAGGTACTGGCACTTATCTAAGAGGTGATAACTCTTGGCAATCAGCTGGTGGTGGGACTGGATCAGTCCTTAAAACGTTTTATTACACGCAAGCTGCTAACTTTAACTATGGTAGTTCTTCTTGGACTGATGTTACTAATATGGTAATACCTTTGACACCAACTAAAACAGGAAGTTCATTTGCTATCTGGTTAGATTCTCATGTTTATCTACATGAAACTGATAGAAAAGCGAATCTGAGAATACAAAGAGAAGTTGCTGGTAATGGTACTTGGACTGACATAGGATCTAATGGGCCAAGCTATGAAATACAATCTATGGATGATGGATGGAGAGGTAGACAAGGGCGTATTCTTTACGATAATGCTCCTACTTACTCATCAGGAAATCAGATTAAATATAAGTTACAAGTAAGAGCAGTTGCCGGGAATATATCAATACACCAAGATGGTCACCAAGCTACATTTATCGTTCAGGAGATTTCAGCATAATGGCATTAAATCAATTCCAAACTTCCGAAGCCTTGTATGCGTTAAAACCAGACGTTGCATGGACTATATCTGATGGAAATATTACATGGCCATCAGACGGAGGAACACAGCCTAATGCCTCTGAACTTGAGGCTGAATGGAACGCTAACCATAAACATAAATGGGCGAGAAAAGATGAGTATCCTGATGTAAAAAATCAGTTAGATTCTCTCTACAAAGACATAATTGCTGAAAAGCTTGACGCTACTGGAGAGTTTGCAAAGGCAATTAAAGCAGTAAAAGATAAACATCCTAAAGGCTCATGAGTGAAATTAAACTAACAGCCGATGGCGGAGGTGGTTCAGTTTCCCTTAAAGGGCCCGCCACAACAACAGGTAACCAAGGAGTAAATCTGAAGTTACCTGTTGCAGATGGGAGTGCAAATCAAGTATTAAAAACTGACGGTAGTGGTCAACTTTCGTTTACTACTCTAACTGATACTGATACTATATATAATGACTCAAGTATACGGAGAGATTTAAATACTCTAGCTCTTCAAACAGCTGTAGATACTAATAGAAAAGCTTATAACTTACAAAATAGTTTTATAGATCAGTTTGAAGATAGTACTGGTATAGGAAGTACAACAACTGCATCGAGACATTCCACTGAATATATAAGCTCAGCTACAGAGACTTGGGATGCTAATCTTTTAGAAGGTTGGGATTTTGAAGATGATGCTGCTGGAGACTCTACAGGTGTATCTTATAATGGTGTTAAAGGTTTACTAAAAATTGAAGAGAATACTAATTTAGGTCAACAATTAGTAAATCATAGTAGCAATCATGGAGGTGCAGATCCTGTAGGAGGTGTTAAAGCACTTTATTCAACTAGCTATGGATCTAATGGTGATGGCTTCTTTGTTAAAACAATTTCAGGCCAAACTTCACCATTAAACTTTGGTTCAGGAGCCTTTACTCTTGAAGGTTGGGTTGCAAAAGCTAACACGGGTACACCTATTGCTCAGTACAACTACATCTTAGACTGGGCTAATGTGTCTGGTGTTGGATCATCTAGTGGTGGGCGTATCTCAATGGGTATGTCAAATGCCCCTGGTACTGAGGGATATAGAGGTAATTTCTTTGGAAGTGACCAAAGTTTGGCTGGATCTGACTGGAATATCCAACATCTTGGTGATAATGCTAACTTAATGAAGCACTTTGCTTTTGTGCGAGATAGTAGCGGTAACTCAGCTCTATTCTTTGATGGTACTAGAAGAGGAGGTTCCTATGCCAATACAGGTGGTTCAGTTTCCTATGCAGATGGTAACGCTCTTGGTATTTTTACACGTCATAGTGCAAACTCAGATAGTTTCTTTGGATTCTTAGGTAGTTTCAGGATATCTAATAATGCTAGATATGATCCAACTTCAAGTACTTATACAAAACCTACTAGTGCTTTTTCATGGAAAACTACAAGTACTAGTGCAACAGGAACTGTAGTTGGAGTGGCTAATACTGCATCCTCATCTAGGACAAAAGTTTCAGGTACATTCCTTTATAAGAATGCATCTGGTACTGCAACTATTGGGACTGATTTAAAGATTTATTTCACCTGTAACGGTGGAACTAATTGGACTGAAGCAGCATCTTATACAGCTGGATCAGACTTTAGCACAGGTATTAAAACTATTTATTTAGGTGAAACTACTTGTACAGCTGGTACAGATGTCAGATACAAAGCAGTTTGGGCTAACCAAGCAGCTGGATCTAAAGTTACAGAGGTACATGGAATCGGAGTGAATTACTAATGGCATTAACTAAAGTAGGAACCGATGGTGTAGCGGGTGATGCCATTAAGAAAGGTCATATACCCGCAGGAGAAATAGAAGCTAGTGAAATAGCAACAGGAGCAGTAGGTAGTGCTGAAATAGCAGCAAATGCAGTAGGATCATCTGAAATAGCAGATAATGCTGTGACTCCTACACAAATTGAAGATGGTACTCAAGGCGATATAATGCACTATACTGCCTCTGGAGTACCTGCTAGATTAGGTACAGGATCTTCTGGTCAAGTATTAACATCTGGAGGATCAGGTGCTAATGTGTCATGGTCTAATCCTGTACCAGGAGATACTACAGTTACAGAAGCAAAATTAAATGCTAATGCTCCAACTAATGGGCAGATACTGACTGCAGATAGCAGTGAAGGCGGAGGCTTTAAGTGGGCAGATGCACCTGTAAGCTATAATGATGATCAGGTACAAAGAAACATAGCAATGCTTGGTTTCTATAGAGCTAGTGATCATTCAAAAAATGAATATTCTCTAACTAACCAAACTATTGATGACTATAATGATGCATCAGGTATTGATGCTTCTGCTAGTACAAATGAACAACGAACAAGTGGATACTATGTAGGTACAGGTGGCGGTAATGCTTCGGGTGGTACTGAAACTACACACGGATCTTCACCTGTCTATAAAGTACATAGCTTCACTTCAACTGGAAATACTAACTGGGTGTGTCCTGGTTCTGCAACTGTTGACTACTTAATTGTAGCTGGTGGCGGGGCAGGAGGCGGCTGGGGAGGCGGCGGTGCAGGTGGTATGAAATCTGGCCAAGTCTCTGTAACAGCACAAACATATACAGTTACCGTTGGTGCAGGTGGAGCAACTAAAACAGGTGCTGTTGAAGGTCAGGTAGGAAACGATGGAGGAGATTCCTCGTTTGCTGGTATTACCTCAACAGGCGGTGGTGGAGGCGGCTCTGCAAATAACGGACGTAACGGAGGTTCTGGCGGAGGCGCTGGGGCTTCAGGTTGTGGCGGTAGTGGTTATCCATTTATGTGTACATCTCATGGAAACGGTACTGCTGGTCAAGGTAATAATGGTGGAGAAGCTTACGACGGCGGCGGTGGATCTGGTGGTTACCAATCTGGTGGCGGCGGCGGCGGAGCTGGTGCTATAGGTGGTAACGGTGGTACATCTAACGGAGGAATCGGTGGAGCTGGTTCTACTAATGCCTACCGTACAGGTTCTAACGTAACATATGCAGCCGGAGGCGGTGGTGCAGGTGGTTATAACGGCGCTTCAGGCGGTGGAGTCACTGGTAACACTAGAAATATGCCTAATGGCGGAAGTTCTGGTATAGGTGGAGACGGTGGATCACACAATAGTTGGGGTGGTGTCAATGCTGCAACAGCTGGAGATGCTAACACTGGTTCTGGAGGAGGGGGTGACCCTGATGCTCACGGAGCTGGAGGTGATGGTATTGTTGTTATTAGATACCTTAATAACTCTACATTTACATCAGAAGGTGGAGATCTAACTCTACAATCTACAGCTAAAACTGCTACATCAGCTCCTACAAAAGCTGATTTAGTACTGCTTATAGAAAACGCATCAGGTACAGCTACACTTAATACCGATATTAAAGGGTATATAAGTAGAAATGGTTCAGCATTTACAAGTGCTGTAACCTTTGAAGATGCTGGATCATGGGGTACTAATAAGAGAATATTAGCTGCTCATGATGTTGATCTATCAGGAATAACTTCTGGTACATCTATGAAATATAAACTAACTACACATAACCAGTCAAATGGATCTAAAGTAACTAGAATCCATGCTACATCCCTTGGATGGCGATAAATATACCTAGTCCCAACCTACCTAAAGCTCTAGACATCCCTGAGATGTACTTTAAACCGCCTACAGCAGACGTTCCGGCCTTCCGGCCTATCGTCATACCCCCAAGCGATTTAGAGCGTCCAGAGGAGACTGAGGAGCCTAAAGAGGAAGAGACTAAGACAGAACAACCAGAACCGCCTAAACTCAAGATACCGATTATAGATATACAGCTACCTGTTCCTACTGTGGAAGTGGTGGCTGTAGCATCTTATGCGGCTGTTTCAGCTGTAGTAGTAACTACATTCGCTGAGCCTGTATCTAAAAACATTAAAAAAAAGGTACAAAAATTCCTACAAGGCAAAGTTAATAAATGGAAGGAAAACCGGAAGAAGAAAGAAAAGGACTCCTCGGGAAGCTGAAAGATGCTGCAGAGGACCAAGAACACCAAATCCAGATCCTTGGTACTTTTGTACGACTCGGTGTAGTCGTATGGTCTGGCTTCATAATAACAATGAATTATGTAGAACTGCCTATGATAAAGAAGGCTGGTAACTCAGATATCACGTTCGTTGCTAGCGTGTTTACTGGTGCACTTGCGACCTTCGGCTTGTCTACAGGTAATTCCAAAGATAAAGGTACCCAAACAATTAACTGTCCTATGGCTAAAAAGAAAGAAGAATGAAGAAATGGCTTATAGCGCTGTTACTCCTATCACCGACTGCCGTAAAAGCAGAGTTAGTCACGCCTCAATTTACCCAAGGCTCGATGAACTCAACCACCACAACGACCCAGGAGATTACCGAGACAATCGAAATCACAACTTATGGGTCCGCATTAAACAAATGGTCAGGAGACAATATAACCCATACCTCAACGTCTTCAGGCGGAATAGCGGATTCAGATTCGGTATTCAACATGACAACAGCTGGTTCAGACTTCACTCTAGAAATTATAACGAGAGCAGCCAGCCAGGTATTAGAAGTCACCGAGATCGAAAGAGAGATAGAAACTACCTCCACTACGGTCTCATTATCAGTATTCTCACAATAGGAACACCCGCTTATGCAGGAGAAGGAGAAACCAACAACACCTCGAATCCGGTTGCAGCAGCTACTGGAAACGTCACTAATCAAGCTGTGCAGTTCCAAAACAATGGAGCCCCTAGTAGACAGGTACTTGGACCCAACATATCGTGTAATGGGGCCACAATGACCTTTAGCCCATTTTATATGGGCAATCATGTGACACCGTTTGACGATTCAATGGACCAGCAAAGCTACACTGTTAGTGAAAACTGGGGAGCACAGATTAATTTCATGGTTCCCTTAGATGGCTCATTAATTGAACGCTGTAAAGCAATTGGAGCTAGACAGCAAGCAAAGATGGAACTCGACTATGAATTAGTTAGAGTTCTCAAATGTGCAGAATTACAGCAGAAAGGTTTTATGCTAAGACCTCTGACAAGAGTCTATCATATGTGCCAAGATGTAATACCCATAGCAGCTTTCAAGAAAGAAGTTGCTGCTGCACTAGCAAAGAAAAATCCACCGCCACCTAAGACGTGGTGGCAAAAACTTAACCCCTTAAACAAATGATCGTACTAATTAAGCCAGTTCTATTTGCATTCATCAAGTCTACTGCAGTTAAGCAGTTAATAGTTGATCTTTTAGAAGGTTTGGTATCGTCCACTGAGAACACTCTAGATGACCAAGCTGTTGCTGCTATTAAAGCTGCACTATTCCCAGGTATAAAGTAAAATGAAAAGAGCTACAGAGCAGCAGTTCGATGAGCTGCATAGGATTCTCACGAAAGAATTCTTAGTTAGAATTAAATCAGGGGAAGCCACTACTGCCGATCTTAAAGCTGCTGCTGACTGGCTCTTTAAAAATGACATTACTGGTATCCATATAGATAATACTGCATTAGGAAACTTAGCAGAAATAATGCCTACAATTGATTTTGAAAAAGTACAGAAGGCAGTAAAACATGGCTCCTAAAAGAAAACCTTATTCTCAATTAAGAAAAAGTGCGAAAAATTACCGCGACAATGACGGGGCTCGGCAACGCAAAAATGCTGCGCAGAGAAGACGTAACAAGCTCACGATTAACAAAAAATCGAGGGCGGAACACAACCGCGCAAGACGCAAAGCAGGGATATACGGCAGAGGTGGGCCAGATATGTCCAGAACCAAATCTGGAGGATTTGTAAAAGAAGACCCCTCAACTAACAGAGCAAGAAATCGTTCTAAAAAATGACCACTCAAACTAATCCACCAAGACAAATTAAACAGCGTTGGTACTACATATTCTGGGCTTCTGCAACTCTTGCAGTTGTTTTAGGTCAGATTTATGTAGCCACTAGTTATAGACTTATGGCGCATAGCCTTGAATTATGGATATTGAAAACCAGTTAAAAGGTGATTTTCGCTACTTCCTTACTGCTGTTTGGACACATCTAGCACTACCACCACCGACTAGAGCACAACTCTGTATAGCTGAATACTTACAAAATGGACCAAAAAGATTACAGATCCAAGCCTTTCGAGGTGTTGGTAAATCTTGGATTACTGCGGCTTTCGTTCTTTGGACACTCTTTAATGACGCAGATAAGAAAGTTATGGTTGTTTCGGCATCTAAGGATAGAGCCGATGCCTTCTCGATCTTCTGCCAAAGACTTATCCTTGAAGTACCGTGGTTAAGTCACTTAAAGCCTAAGAATGATGATCAGAGATGGTCTCGTATTTCATTTGACGTAGGTCCAGCTGCGCCACACCAAGCGCCTAGTGTTAAATCAGTTGGTATTACAGGTCAGCTAACCGGAAGTCGTGCAGATTTGATGGTTTTAGATGACGTGGAGGTACCAAACAACTCAATGACCGAGTTACAACGTGAAAAACTTCTTCAATTGGTTACTGAATGTGAGTCTATCCTTACTCCTAAGCGTGATTCTCGCATTATGTTCCTTGGAACTCCTCAAACTACTTTCACCGTCTATAACAAGCTTAGGGAACGCTCGTATAAACCTTTTGTATGGCCAGCTAGGTATCCTAGAAAGGTGGCTATGTATGATGGTTTACTCGCACCCCAACTTGTCGATGACTTAAATGCTAACAATGAAGGGCTTACTTGGAAGCCAACAGATACAAGATTTAGAGAGAATGATCTACTTGAACGTGAATCGTCAATGGGTAGATCTAACTTTATGCTACAGTTTATGCTGGACACCAGCCTTTCTGACGCTGAAAAGTTCCCTCTTAAATTTGCTGACCTTATTGTAACCCCTATTAACATAACCGATGCACCCGAAAACATTATATGGTGTTCAGACCCTAAAAACATTATTAAGGATCTACCCGCTGTGGGTCTTCCTGCTGATTATTTCTATAGCCCAATGCAGTTCCAAGGGGACTGGAAACCTTACTCCGAAACCATCTGCTCCGTGGATCCCTCCGGAAGAGGATCAGATGAAACAGTTGCCACCTATATCTCCCAACTTAACGGATTCCTCTATCTACATGAAGTCAGAGCTTATAAAGATGGATATACAGATAATACCTTATTAGACATCCTTAAAGGTTGTCGTAAATATAAAGCAAAAACTTTATTAATTGAATCTAACTTTGGTGATGGCATAGTTGCAGAACTATTTAAAAAGCATTGCCAACAGACAAAAACTTTATTAAACATTGAGGAAACTAGAGCTAATGTCAGGAAAGAAGATAGGATTATTGACGCTCTTGAGCCTGTCCTTAATCAGCACAGGTTGGTTGTTGATCCCAAGGTCATTACCTGGGATTATAAATCGAATCCAGACGCGGCTCCTGAATCTAGATTGCAGTACATGCTCTTCTATCAAATGTCTAGAATGTGCCGCGAGAAAGGCGCTGTTAAACACGATGATAGAATCGATGCCCTTGCCCAAGGAGTTAAATACTTTACCGATGCCTTCGCCACCTCAGCCACCCGTGAAATTGCCTCTAGAAAGTCTGCCGAGTGGAACGCCCACATGGAATCCTGGTTAGACGATCCACAGGCTGAAGCAAACTATATGGTACTTGGATTTGACATAAATCAAAGACAAGAAGCTAGAGGTAAAAATACTGGGAAAGAAGTCCCTACCTGGGTTTCTACTAGATAGTTCTTATTCCCACATTATGACACGGGGAAGTGGTGCTCCTCGTGTGTGGAAACAGCGGTCAAAATGGGAGAGACTAACATCTCTCCCTCTTTACATCATGTTTGTGAACGCAGTGAACCATGATCTTTAAAAGACTACTCATTATTACTCTACTACTAAGGATAGTAGGACCAGTAATATTCGGTACATACATATACATACAGCATAACCATGGCAGAGAAACCCAGAACTCTCAAACTCAAAATGAATTGGGAGAACGCAAAGAAATTTGAAGATACTTTGCCTCCAGAAGAACTTAGAAAATGGAATCACGAACAGATTAAAGAAATATACCGGTCTCTCTGGAAAAAATGGGAAGAAGCTGCTAAAGCAGAAGGTATTGCAAGAGGACCAGCTTGGAAGTCATTTCAGGACAAGCACGGTATACTACTTATAGCTGATCAAACAAAAGAATGGGGTGAAGGTAGATATTTTAAAGCTAGGTTTACTGATGATGCAAGTTATAGATTTACAACTTCTGATTCTGTAAATCAACAGAGTAGAGTATGGTTTGATAATTTCTTATCTCAAGCTACAGATGGTAAATACTTTACAACAGAACACGGTAAACGTTTATCAATAAATGATTTTGATCAACAGTTTAAAGAATATCATCATATACATGGAATAGCAGAAGGAGGTGTAGTAGCTAAACCTACTATAATAGATTACCTTGAAGGAAATCGTTTAAAAGCTCAGGAAGAGTTTAGAACAGCTTCTAAAGTTTGGCGTAAACAAGGACTTATACTAGGAAGTAAAGTCGAGAATATGATAGCTCTTCCTAAATGGCAGCATACTGGTAAAGGTGGAGCACACGGTAAAGTTTCAGAAAGATTGACTGATGCAGCCGTTAAAATGAAAGATGGGACTGTTATATATGCTCCTCCTGATATAGCAGAACTTTTAGAGAAAGGTGGTAAAGAACTATCTCCTAAAGAAGCTAGAAAGTTAATCATGCCTAGTGGTGCTTCTGGTTTAAAACAGAACCAGATGGTAGAAACACTAGCTAAAGTAGAAGGTATGCCAGCTAGTGCATTAGATTATACTAGAAAAATTTTCCCAAAAGGTAAAAAAAGCGGTCAGTGGTTAGGTCCGGCAGGTGCTACACTAAATCCAGATCTTTATACACGATTTGAAGGTTATGGTGATTTAGCTATCCTTTCAGATGAACAACGTGTAGAAGGTATATTTAGTGCTCTTGTAGATCAAGATACTGTTAAACCTGGTACTCTTAAAGCTGCAAAAAACTTGAAAAAGGTAAAGGAAAATCGTAATAAGATAAAACTTTTATTAAAGCAAGGTTATAAAGAAGAAGACTTCCTTAGAATGGATAGCCTTCAGAATCTGATTCAAAGACCAGAT